AGCCAGATTGCTGATTTGTTGTATTTGTAATTCGGTCAAACATCTTATCAAATCCAATAAAGAATGGATCGTTTAACCATGTTGGCCCAAGGCCGTTTGTTGTTGTTGTTGAATATGTGTAAGTCATTTTATTCCCCTTTCAAGCGAATAATTTAATTAGGCCCCATTTGGCGACCTGTATATATTGTATCAAAAACAAAATAAAATGTCTAGATTCTAGACTTTGACTCTAAGATAGAGGCTTGAGAGACACGAATAAACTTAACCCTATCTCTAAATTGCTCTAGATTTTCAGCACCAACATAGGAAACCCCGCTTTTTATATTGTTGATCATCCTATATATACCGACTCTTGCGGGACCCTTATTAGCAACTTTCCCAGATACGCCTTCAATATTCATTTTAGCTAAGTCTTCTATTTCAAATTTTTCAATTTGCATATCTTCTGATGCTAAGCCCCTAAAAGTATCTCCAGATTCATTATATCCAGCAAACATCGAGCCCATCATTACTACTCTAGCTCCTGCTGCTAAGGCTTTTACAATGTCACCATTATTTTTAATTCCTCCATCAGCAACTATTCCGTTTACTTCGTCATCTTCAACTGCAGCATATATATCCATAACAGATCCCAGAACTGGTACTCCAAATCCAGTTTCAACTCTAGTTGTACATGCTGCTCCTCCACCAATACCTATTCTAACCGAATCTGCACCAGCCTCCATAAGCTCTAGGTATGACTCTCTTGAAGAACTATTTCCAACCATAATATGTATATTGTTTGGAACAATAGATCTAAGATTTTTTACCCATGTAATTGCATTATCCATATGAGAAAATGGAATATCAAGCAGGATGATCCTACAACCAGAATTAACTATTGAATTAACAGTGTCATTATTTATATCATCAGAGCCAATAGCTATGCCTATTCTGACTGGATTAATACGTTTTTTTAATTCATTATATTCAGACAGCCTTTTGCTTAATGGCTGAAATCTATGTATGAATCCAATTCCACCCAATTGATGAATCTCAAAAAGCATATCTATACTGCTAATAAATTCCATTGGTGCAATACATATTGGATTGTGCATATGCAAAAATCCTTCAGGGTTTTTTGGATTGCCTAAAACTGAATCCAAATTAATTTGAGATCTGGATTCAATCTTAGACGGACCAGGAACTAAAAGGATATCATCGTAACATAAAGTTGTTACTGATTTATCTTCAAACACTTTAGTCCTTTAAAGACTTCCATGGGTTTGGCGGTAACTTCAAGCTTGAGCTTAGGAACCAATTCCATTCTTGATGAATAGATAAAATGTCTGATAGGTCTTTGGCTAAGCCATGCTCTTTATTTAGAATAGACTGATCTATGATAAACTTAATATCATTAACCATTCTTCTATTGATTGGCTCTAAATGCACCGCCATTTCAACACCACAATAAGTATCTGGCTTTACATCTCCAAGTGTCTGATTCAATGCAAACTCTTCAAGAGTATACGGTGCTTCCTGGCCTAGTCTCCTAAGCCAGATAGCAACCACATCTACACTCTTTGCAGACTCTCTATACATCTCTTCATAAATTATTCTTGACTGTCTCATAAGAACAGACTCAGTGTTCCAGTAGAATCCCTGTACTAGATGAGAGAATACAATTAAGTTAGACTGTAACTCTTTTAGAGAACTGAAAAGATATTTATCATTCACAATTATGCCTTCTTCTTCTTATCTGCTACTACTGGTGCTGCTGCCTTAACTGCTGCCTTCTTTGGCTTTGCTTCTGGCTGTGGCTTTGTCTTAACAGCCTGTCCAAATGCTGGGCGACCAAATCCTACAATAAATACTGGCTGGCTCTTGCGAAGCTTTGAACCATTCTTCTTCTTGTATGCACGATTCTTAAGGCATGCCTGTCCTCCGTTGCGTTGATCTCCCTTTTTATCTGGGCTAGTATTTCCTTCTGCAACATCGACTGTTCCATCTGTATTAACTGCAACAACAATTCCTACGTGACTGATCCTATCGACGCCATCATTTGGGAAATCAAAATAGGCAATATCTCCAACTGCTGGTGCAGCTGTTTCTACTGGCTGCCATGTTCCTGCCTTAATAAATGCTTGTGCTCCTGCTGGTGTATAAACTGTATTAGGCATCTTAACTCCTGCCTCATTCGCACACCAGTTGACATAGCTTCCGCACCAAGGTTGGAAGTTAGCCTTTGTAAATGCTCCATACTTTGTTTCATTATCCTTTGGACCTTCAATGTATCCAATTTCTGCCAGAGCGACCTCTACGAGTCTTGCTGCTGATCCTTGTACTGCTGCCATTTTATTCTCCTTTTAATACTTTCCTTACACCATATCTTGATGCATATTAATACTTAAATTATACCATTTGTGCCCCCGATAGGATTCGAACCTATGGCCTAAACATTAGAAGTGTTCCGCTCTTCCTCTGAGCTACGAAGGCATACTGCTAAATATCGTATCCGCTATCCCTTAAAACCTGAATGCCTCCATCAGATAGCCTGACATTAGCATTTAAATCCTCGTCATATTCAATTTCAATAAGTTCTTTTTTATACAGCTCTATAATAGTCTCTTCCACAAAACCCATATGGGCCTCCCAAAGATCTGGTGCAATGTCCTTGGCTATATCATTTACTTTATACATGAGCTCGCCATCTTCTGCAACTCCATCTAACTCTACTGCTCCGATTGCAACATAATGCTCAAACAGATTTGATGCTTCGTCTTCCATTTTTTCCTCCATTTGTACAGCGGGTCGGACTCGAACCGACGATTACCAAATTATGAGTTTGGGGCTTTAACCGACTAAGCTACCGCTGCTCAGTGGATTAATTATACTTGCATGGCTAGGGCTTGTCAATAGTCTGTTCAACAATTTGTTGTACATAATCAGAGAAGTGTTTTCTTACATTACCAGATGGTCTGCTACCAAAAGATGTCCACAGCCTCTTATATTCAATTACATTAGAGAATGTGGTAGGGCAAAGCACTACGCCATTATACTCCTTTAGTACAGTTGGTAGAGGGACATGCTTTCCACAACACTTACACTCTTTAGCCTTCTCTTGATAAGTACTCATAACATCGTCATTCCTTCTATTGCTTCTCTCAAGTCATTTGGCATTCTTGGAGGTCTAATTAAATTGATAGAATCCTTTTTTAATTCTTCAAGCTCTCTCATGTGGCTGTCATATCCATATGTATGAATCTCAACCTCATTATTTCTGGTTGGTCTAGTCTTACTAATTGAATTAAATATTGCACCGCAAACTGCGTCAGCTAAGTCTTTAGATCCCTTTCTAGGGTGATCTACTCTGTCTCGCATAATCTTAAGCTGAAGCAATTCATCAATAAGCAGTGGTATAGCTGGTCCAGTTAGTCTTTCTTCCGCTACTACCATAGCCATATCATCATAATGCTTTTTTGCTACGGATAAAGTCTCTGTGTTAATTCCATATGCCTTTAGCTGCTGCATCATATCATGTGAGTTCCAACGGTCAAATGTACAGACGCTGATATTGAATCCCCTTGTCTTAAGAGAAAGGATATAATCTTTTACCTCAGTAAAGTCAACAGACTTTTCTGCAGTTGGGGTCCAGTATCTTACTGCATCAACCTTTACTACTGGAGCTGGCTGTGAGTACTCATTTGTCACCTTTACATTAACCCACTTTTCTACATGTGCTAATGCGACAGCACAATGGTCATGCTTTTGAGCAAGGTCCACGTGGATAAAGTATTGCTTGTCGTCATCTGGAACAAACCACTCTTCTAGTCTTCCAAACTTATCTACTGCTATCGACATATTATTAAATGCCTTCTCAACCTTCTCACGTGACTTGAAGAATGCATCAATCATTTCTGGTGGCATGCATGCAAATCTACCTAGGGCATCTGGCATGTTCTTATAAAAGTCTACCTTAAAGTCTTCGATCTTCTTTGTTGGATTTACTTCCCATGTAGGACGCTTTAGGGCATATGTCTTTGGGTATAGATATGACTTGATATGGTCTTCTTCCCATTCAACCACAATCTCATTGCCTTCCGTTCCATCTGGAAGATCATCATCCATCTTTAATAACTTAGATCTAAGAACAGTTTCTTTCTCTGCAATAACTGCCTCATAAAACTTTTGAATTGGATCGTTCTTAAAGCGTGGGAATGAAAGAAGAATAACCTTTCCGAAGTCTGGGAAACGTGACATGACAGATGCACGATACATATCATATGTAGCATCAGCTGTTTTTGCTTGATCGTGTCCAGTTGTATTCTCAATTGCAAAGCCTGAGATTTCGTCGAGGATAACTGTTATAACGTTATATCCTTCCCAAGCTTCTCTTTCGGAGTGACCTGAGTGAACTGTTACAGACTTATCAAACTTCATCTCAGAAGCTTTTGGATCATACTTGCCAACGAACCATGGGGAGCGTTCTATTCGTGTCTTAAAACCCTTAAAGAAGACGTTGTTTGCCTGTTGTGCGTTGATAGCGATGTTAAGAATATCAATTGAGTCTCCTGGTGGCTTGCCGTAATATGAAGCTGGATCCTTCAAGCATAAAAGTAAATAAACAATTCTTGCTACTGATATAGTAGATGTGTAGTCTTTTCCAGAACCTTTACCTAGTTGAGCAATAACTTCGTTGCATGTCTGCTTAAACATGCGCTTACCCTCTTCTTCTCCAAGAAGCTTGATCAGGGTCGACTCTTTGTAAATTTGTGATGACTTTTCAATTAGAGTATACTGATACTCAGAAAGTGGAGGTAGCCCTAAATAATCAGGGCTTACAACAAATGTCCTTAAATCTACTGGGCGCTCTTCAAACTCTTCGCCATCAAGTAGATCAATGAGGTCATCAAAATTAAAGTCCACTTACTTCCTCAATGATCTCTATTGGTTCTACAACTCCAGATATTTGAGAAAGCCTCCTAGCAACATCCATTTTACACTTAGGGCATGTAGATGTAACTTCCTTCAGGATCT